TCAATCTGCCAGCTGGCCTATCTGAGGCTGACTAATACCTCTACTGATCAGACGTTCAAGATCGATATTCCTAACCGCGTAGGAAGTAACTACGGCATTTTTTCAGTCGATAAAGGGCAGGCTGTCTATGCCGAGGTTCCGACGGATGCTAGCCAGACAGTGAGCTATAAATTTAACGGTGCGCCAACTGCAGGCGGTGCTTACATTGATGTTTTTGGCTACCGTCTGGAGCGCTGATCATGTATGCCATAACTACAACCAGCTACCGGTCCATCGTCTCCGCCGATGATCTGCAATCCGGCGAGTCGGCAGTTGATGAATTGTCCGCCGAATTGTTAGCGGCTCTTGCCTGTGCGGATATGCGTCTGCAACGCGACAACCTGCTCCGTCTATGCGACTGGACGCAGGTTGTCGATGCGCCGCTCACTGATGCCGAGCGTGCGGCATGGCTGAGTTATCGGCAGGCGCTGCGGGGCATTCCCGATCAGCCCGGGTTTCCTACAGAGATCCAGTGGCCCGATGTGCCGGACTCTAACGTGACGTAAGCGGTGTACGTGTGCCACCTGTCCGGTAAAGCTGGCACAGCTGGCCCGGCATGCTGACTGCATGCCAAACCGTCAAAGTCATTCCAACATCGCGAGCGTGGCACCATGACGCTCGCACCCGCTGATCAGCGCATGATCGACGCCGTGCTCGACCGCGAGGGCGGTTTCAGCAATCGCGCATCCGATAAGGGCGGCCCGACCAATTGCGGAATCACTCAGGCGACGCTATCGGCGTGGCTTGGCCGTGCGGCCTCGGTGGCCGACGTGCAGGCAATGACGCGCCAGACGGCAACGGCCATCTATGTGGCCAATTACCTCGCCGCACCGGGTATCGGCTACATCGCCGACGCGGATTTGCGCGAGCTGGTATTTGATGCCGCCATCCAGCATGGCCAAGCGCGAGCCGTGCAGTGGCTGCAGGCGATTGCCGGCGTGGTGCAGGATGGCAACATCGGCAGCGTGACAGCAGGCAAGGTCAACGGCGGCAACACGGCCAGCATCTATCGCCGGTACCTGGCCAAGCGGCTGTGCTATTACGGCGAAATCATCACCGCCGATGCCAAGCGCGGCACGGCACCCAACATCGGCCAAGGGCTGAACGCGGCAGGCTGGATGAACCGCATGGCGCCCTTTGTCGAGGCGGCGCCGTGATCGGCCATGCAGACAGCGCGCACTGACATGGATCAGCCGCCGCTCAATTTTACCTGGTGGCAGCTGGTGCTGTACCCCTTGTTTGCATGCGTGGGCGGTGCGCTTGGCCATGTGTTGCGTACGCTCGATGCCGGCGGGCATATCTCGATGTGGCGCACACTGTTGGAGTCTATGGCTGCTGGCTTCGTCGGCATCCTGGTGATGCTGATCTGCCAGCAACTTCATCTATCCCCGCAATGGACCGGCGTCTGTGTAGGGGTCTGCGGTTGGCTGGGTGCAACGGTGAGCATCCGCATGCTTGAGCGCCTGGTGAGGTTTCGGCTCGGCGTGCAATCGGACGAGGGCGACCGCGCTGCAAGCATCCTCATCAATGCAACACCGCCGACCGCCGGCGACAAGGAGAATCCATGAAAAGCATTTACCTCTATGCCGGTGTGGGGCTGGTTGCGGCCGCGTTGATGACTTTGGGAGTGACCGCCGTGCATCGCTATGGCGAGGGGCGCTTTCAGGATGGCCGCAACGACGTGTTGGCCAGCGACGCCCGCGCAGCAGACAAGCTCCAAGTCGACCGCGATGCGCTCGAACACTACAGCGCGCTGGCCACCACCGCGCTCAACCAGAACCTCGGCACCCAGCTGCCGGCCATACAGGCCCAGACCAATGACACCATCGAAACGATCCGCACGGTCTATCGCGACCGTCCTACTGCTGACCTTGCTTGCTCTCGTCCTGCCAGCGTGCAAACAAGCCTCGATGCGGCCGTCGATCGCGCCAACAGCGCCGCCAGTGGTCAACTGCGACCGGACGCCAGCGCCGGCAGTGCTTCCCCACGTTCCAGCCCTGAATAGCGCTGCCGATATTCCCGTCAACGACGAGTGGAAGGCGATCGCGGTCGGCGCGTATGAGGCCGTCGTTACCATCCGCAGCGGCGAGCATGCCTGCTGGGATGCCCTGCGCCGCAAGGGCGTGATTCAGTAAGAAGGGCGACCTGTCGCGGTGCGCTAACACCACGACAAGCCGCCAACCCGCAATTGCTCTGCGAGCCAGCCGAGGCCCTCCACTCCGCGCGGAGCCCGGCGACCATACAGCCCGACAGGATCGCTCGCAATGACTACGACACCCATTATTCCGTGGATGGGCGGAAAACGCCGCCTCGCCGACAAGCTGCTGCCGTACTTTCCAGAGCACGAGTGCTATGTGGAGGTTTTCAGCGGCGGTGCAGCCCTGTTCTTCATGCGCGACCAGCCGGCGCGCGTTGAGATCCTCAACGACATAAATGGCGAGTTGGTGAACCTCTACCGTGTCGTGCAGCATCACCTTGAGGAATTCGTGCGACAGTTCAAGTGGGCGCTGTCGAGTCGGCAGGTGTTCGCCTGGCTGCAGGAAACCAAGCCGCCCACACTGACCGATATCCAACGCGCCGCTCGGTTCTTCTATCTGCAACATCACGCATTCAGCGGCAAGGTCGCAGGCCAGACTTTCGGCACCGCGACGACTGCACCACCGATCAACCTACTGCGCATCGAGGAAAACCTTAGCGCCGCGCACCTGCGCCTGACCGGCGTGATGATCGAGCAATTGCCCTGGCTGGATTGCGCCACGCGGTACGACCGTCCGCACAGCTTCCTTTACATGGACCCGCCGTACTGGCAGACCGAGGGCTACGGCGTGCCGTTCGGCTATGACCAATACTTGGCCATGGCCGCGTTCATGCGGTCGTGCAAGGGCAGGGTGATGGTGAGCATCAATGACCACCTAGACATCCGAGCCGCGTTCGACGGCATGCACATGAGGCCGCTGCGGATACGCTACAGCATGGCCAATAAACAAGGCACGCCAGCCGAGAGCCGCGAGCTGATGATCACGAATTATGAGCCGGTGGTGACTGGCGGTCTGTTTTGACTCAACTGAACGCGGTGCTTTAAGACAGCGCGGCATCCGACAGCAGCACCACTGCGCGGGCACCACCGAACAGCGATAAATCAGGTCGCAGATGAGGTTGATTGGGTACTGTGGCCTGTACGGTTACTTTGCGTTTCTTGCGTCGGCACTCCGCGGCACTCAGCTTTTGCATGACCTCGACGATGCATGGCGATAGACGCTGACTCGTTTAAAGGAGGGAGGCGCTATAAGAATTACCCTACAGACTTCGTCGCCGCGCGGTGGCACTATCAACAGTTGACGAAGGGGGCGGGGTAACCGCAGAGGGATCGTGGCTCGCAGAGGGTTGAGCGAGCCGTGATCTCACACGCGACCGGCCATAAAATCGTTTGCAAATGTCGCTCTCGCACCCTCGGCATGCGGTGCGCGCGAATCTAACCAACCAGTTTGCGGTACATGGGGAACCCAATGGATTTTGTTCGAAGCCTGTGGCTGGCGCTGTGTATCAGGAGCCCTAAATGAGCCTGGCTCCGTTTTTGGCGTCGCCCAAGATTCGTCGTTTTTTAATATTTATCGGGACGCTGTTGATAACTTCGGTGGTTATCGCCGATCCGGCAAGCTGTCCGGGGGTACGCTGCTTACCTATGATAACGGGTAATTGGCAGTTCATTTACGGTCCGCGCTACGCATCTTTTGATGCCGTCATTGCTGCAGCCCAAGCCTCTTTCAACAATGCGTACGCTCCATGCACGATAACAATTTCGCCCAACAATGAGCTCCCCGCTCTAGAAGCAACAACGGCTCTAAATGGTGTTACGCAAACTACCGGCGATACTTGGTGGAGCATATATCAAACGTATGGAACAAAATACGATATTAGATGGTACAGCTTGGGTACTTTTAGTGAATCAGGCTGAGGCTTGAGGCTCTTCAGATGCTGCAGATCATTCAATATTTCGACAAAGGGAATATTCAAGGGATTTGCGAATATGCGGAAGGTGCGCTAAAGCTCCACTTGCAGATGCTACGGCCGGGCGGCCTTGAAGGAGTGTCGGAAGCTGATAGGAAAAAAAATGAAGATGTTTACAAAATAATAGAGAAATACTTTCAACGAGAAAAAAGATGTTCGCTAGGCGATAAAAGT